CCTTCCTTGTCTTCGGGTGGGTTAAACGTATCAGATTTTTCAATAGCCTTGTACCCGCCGCTACCTGTTTCTTTTAGCTTATATACGTCATTAGTATACGTCCTAAAGTTAAAGTATAAAACCTGTACTTTATTTTTATCTGTCTCGTTTATTCTTCTACCACGCGTGCTTCTTTGTCCAGCATTAGAGTGTATGTCTTCTAAGTCAGACTCAGTTAAGTGATCAAACTCTCTAGCTAACTCGTTAATTGGGATTGTCTTAACCTCTCCAATATAATATATATCCTTAAAATAAGGTGAATCTGTGTACGAGTATACGATATTAGCTGGGTCAACATACTCAACAGTAGCCCCATCACTCCAATTAAAACCTGTTTTAACACAACCAATACCCAGTACGGTTAGATCGTACAAAAGACGACGCCTAGTTAAATCATACCTATTCCCTTTTAATAATACATTTATAGCTTGCTCTTCCGCTATCTCAACCGCCTGCTTGTAGTTGAGCTGCATATGTAAGTCTAACTCTTCATCAGTCTCTGGTAGATCTTCTTTTTTATTCTCGTAAAGGTTTACGTTAAATAGCTTGGCGGATTGATCATTAAACTCCTTAGCCTCCATGTCCCTCATCACTGACTCCATGTACTCTGTCCTCTTGCTTACACCGTACTGATCTTGAGAGTGAGCTTTGATATTAAACATCCTCTCAGCCATACCGTTAACCACAATGTCCACGAACTTAGGTATAATAGGTACTGGTTTCCAGTCTAAATTAAGATAAGATAAATCACCATTTATAGATAACTCATCTTTGTATTTTTGTATAGATTGCTCACCGCGAGCATACAACCTCAAGTTATGGAACTTTTGTTGCGTTACGTTATATCTATTGCTATGTGAATCTTTAAACCATTCCTGCTCTATAGCTTGCGCCACTTTGAGGCCATACTCGGCGCTCATTTTCTCTAGGTCAGGAACCGCTTGAGAAGGAAAGTTTACATATACTGACTCAGCCATGCTTATTTAATTATCTGGGAGTTAAACCCCTTATTGTTATATCTTGATATACTTAAGTCTAAAGGTTGGACTTCAACTTTGGCGTTGGGTGCATAAAGGTGTCTGTTGCAAGCCATGATAGCTAAACCCGAGCTTATAGAAGCATCATGCTTAGTTCTCTTATTTATATCAAACCTAGCCCAATCGTTTAGTAACTCGTTAAAATACACTGTTCCGTAGTTGCCTTCACCTAAATGACCTACATGTTCTTGTATGTACATCTCGATAGCTGAGGCATGGGCTTGTTTAATATCTTCACTTGAGTTTGGTATGCCACCCACCTCTTTTTCGGCAACTGATAGCTTTTTCCAAACCTTATCTGGTCTGTTCATACTGTAGCCTCTATAGCCTCTCCGGCGTAGATAGTATAGTAGTCTTGGTTTATTGTTCTCTGCTAGTATAGGCATCCCGTAAAACACAAGCGCCATAAGCATATCTTCAAAGAATATCTCTGCGGTCTGTGGTCTTGCTACATACTCTAGAAAGAATGTGCTCGAAGGAGCGTCTTCCATAGAAAACTTCGTTAATCCGTGAAGGGCCCCTTTCGACCCTTTACCGTCGACAGTGCCGCTAATATCATAGCTATCACAGCCAAACGCCCCAATATGATCATTGCCTGGGAACTTAATACCATTTTTTGTTATTTGTTTATTTTGTAAATGAGCTGGTGGTACCCAGCTTACTTTAAATCTTCCTCCTGGATCCGGGTGAAAAATCACCTTTGAATCTTTAATTCCATTAACCCAACCAAAACTTCCAACCGTTGTGTGAGCAGCGTGCCTACTCCCTTCGTTGTAGTCTATCTGCTCGTATATTTTCATTAGATTAAAAAGACTGCTTTTACTCTCATCTCTAAATGCGTGCTCCGTAGTTCTAGGGAACTGGCGGTAGAACTCATTGAGAGCGTCTTGATCTTCTTTTAAACCATCAACCTCATTCTCCCAACTATCTACAACCCCGACATCTATTAGTTCACCGTCCGGTCCCAGTCTTTTTGCATCACCTGGATTATCAAAAACTGGAAATCCGTATTCGTCAATAAATCCTTCATAGTTCCATTCCATTGGGACAAAGAGAGAATACAACCCAGACTTCGTTTGTCCATTACGGTTTCGCTTTGTAACATCTGAGTCATTATATAGTTTCTTAAAATTACTACCTCCCTTATCTAACGCGTTTGAAGTAGATCCCATAAGGCATTTCCCTACGATTCTACTACCAAGTCTTAAGCAAGTCTTTGTAACTCGCCAGTTGTTTAATATGTTATCTGGCCTCTCCCACTTACCACTCTCATCATGAACCAGTAGACTTAACTTCTCACCGTCATAGCTATTGTCCCCTGTGTTCTTCCAGTCAATCGTTGTATCTAGCCCTGCAAGCTCTTCTAGCCTATCGCCACTCTGAATCTTTTTCCTAGTAAATCTAGTAGAAGGAACTCTATAAGCTAACTCAGACTTTGGCCGATCCATACCGTCCTGTATCGGTTTGAAAAAGAAAGGATAGTTTACTGATATAGGTACAACCTTATCTGTGAACATCTTCTTTGCATCGGCACCAGACTTAGAAAGTATCCCATATCTACTATCACTCGATATAGTGGCTAAGTTAACTGTTTCAGCTGAACTCATAAAAGAAAATCCTGAACGGCGGTTCTTAAGGTAGCACATTCCATAGCATCTCTTATCGGCTTTGCAAGCCTCCCAAAATATAAAGAACAGTCGATTGGCCTCCCTGAAGTCTGGCGCGCCAACATCAATCTTGCTCCATTGCAAGTACATGTAATGACTCCCGGTTATGTAGGTGGGTTTACCGTTATTCGTAAACCAAAACCCTTCGTCCCTACGCCTGAACTCTTCGTCTATGTACTCATGCCACTTTTCCTTTTGCTCATCCGGATAGCTTCTCCAGTCAAATATAGTTTTTATGCGGCTAAGTTCTTTAGGTTGATCCACTTTCTTCCACTTATCGCTTTCGTGCTTGAAAACATTAGTGGGCTTCGGTAAAGCAACCTTAAAACCTTGTATATCATATATCTCACCTATAACCCCAGTCTTAGACAGTACCACTAGATCGTGGTCTTTGTCGTAACCATACTTCCATTTCTTACCTCTATTTAATCTGGTGAGAGTGGTTTTCTTTATAGGCTCTATTATTTTTAATAACGTCTGTTCGTACATTACTTAGATCTTCCTTCTGCAAAACCCTTGAAAACTTTACCTCCTTTGTCCTCAGGTTCGCGGCCTTCTAAGAGGTTGTCTTCTTCTTGGATCCTGTTCAATATCTCAAAGGCATCGAAGATAGCAAGCTTCTTTGTAGCGGCAGCGTTCTTGAGTCTGTCAGCGGTGATATCATCACCCGAATCAACAATAGCTTCTTTAGCCACCTTGATTAACTCTTCAACGGCCACCTGCCCAGCTTGGATTATATTCCTCTTCGTCTCCTTGATATTCATATTTAATTGTAATAAAATTAGATAAAACTCGGTACATCCTTTTTCCGTCTACTACGAACTCAAATTGGCTGCTAGGTGTAAACCCAACAAGATCGCCTTCACTTACTGATCCGTCAGAGTACTTAACAATCCCCACTAGCGGTTTTTCTGCCTCGTCACTAAAGAAGTCGTCCTCTTTAATAGGTTGCACAAAGCAGTACCCTTTTGGGCATATCCAGTCTCCACCTCTTTTGTATAGGTATATCTGATCTTGACCTACTAGATACTTACCTTCTTCAAGGAAAGATCTACTGTTCTTTTCTCTACCCTTCACGTCGTGCCATCTTCTGAAGACGTTGTGGTGTAGAGTAACTGTATCCCCAGCAAGTATTTCTGAACCACCTACTTTAGGTGCAGATAAAACTTTAGCCTCTCTATTTACATGCTGATGATTATAGACCTCCGTATTTAGTATGAGCTCTTTATCTCCAACTTTCTTACTGTTGTTATACCTTTTCCCTAGCGGCTCTACAACATAGTTGTAAACGGACTGCATTAGTACTCTAGGTTATACTCAACAGATATAGCCATGTTTTTATTGAAATCCTTCCAAGGTATAACCGTTTTACCTTTCTTGATATATATAGAGTATTTATCTTTCTCTTCTAGTATATCACAGATGGTATGACCTCCATACACCTCTTGCCCTACGGCATAGTGCATGGAGTCATTTTTGTAGTCTTTACCTATCGTGATCTTACGAATCAGATGGCTCATCTTCTTTGTAATTCACTGTACCGTCTTGGATGTTAATATCGTTGGTACCGTACTGCTCAGTAAGAACACCTTGCATTTCGTTTAACTTATCGTTGCCTTGGAATACAGCATTTAAAGCATTCTGCTTTTGTACCTCCATAGTTCCAATATCAAACTGCAACTTATTAATAGCCGAAACTACTTGTTGCAACTCTGTTAGCTGCTCGTCAGAGATCTTCTCTGGCTTTAGGTCTACGACCTTGTTTTTCTTTTTACCCATAATTATATTGTATTAAATTAAATTGTTTATTGTTTAGTATTCAAATCCAAGGTTAAATGTTATTGGGTTTAAATTACATATTTCATCATCGTCGGCTATAAGGGTTGCTGCGGCATCTACTGTTATTAAGTCCGCTGAAAGAGCCGTTACATTACCTATCTCTGTTGCTCCAGATCCATCAGCGTCAAACGCTATAACCGTGTCTCCAATCGCAAACACGTCATCAGCGTCTACACCATCAATAACGATACCTAGATTGTCAGCGGCATTATCACC